AAAAGAAAGACCGGAGTATTTGGTGATAAGGAACTCCGGAGAAAACCTCAACTAACCTAGGCGGCTAGTAAATAATCGTTTTGATTGCCGATTAAATTTTCATTTTTAAGCCTTTGTTGGCTGACGAGTCTCAAGCGGCTCTGCTACCTAATCGATGCCTTGTCTCCCCCATTAAATAAATCTAATTTAAATCTATTTGGTGGAGGAGGTGGGAATTGAACCCACGTCTTAAGTGCTCCTACTTTTACCTTTACGTCGTTATCTAGCTCACTTCATTATTGAATGAATGTTATTAAGCATCATCATGAGTTAGTAGCTTCCACAAAACCGCTGCAGAAATCAAACCAACTAAACCAGCGTCTCCTAGCTGTTGGACTATACCAATGATCGTACCAATGACGTCACCGCCAAGGAAAGGTACTGCTCCACCAAATACGATTTGCAATAAGATTGCTAAACCAATTAGTGACATTGCAATAGCCGATGCAGCACTAACGCCGCTTGTGATTTTATCTAACATATATTCTCCTATGTCGTTTTATAAAAAGTAGTTTAGCCTTATCTCGAAGGGTTCTCGTCCTTAAACTTTTCATTTAGCTCATCATTCAGTTCAAGGAAAATTGGGAAGATAGCCCAGGATAATAATCCTGTGGCCCCGAGGGTAAGAATAACCCCTAATAGTAAGTAATTTAATAAATCCATAATTATTTATACCAAACCTAATCTTGATAACATGGAACTATTATAACATAATTTATATACTTTGTACATACTAAACGCAACTATTTTGCGGTGTTCATTAAAAAAGATAAAATTTTTCTACAAAAGCTAGATTCTGTAGAATATTTTTCTCTATAATACACAACTCTCACAATAGTCATCATACTCCTGTTGTGTCGCAAAATCCTCACGAGTCTTATCAAGCTCAGTTGATTCATCCTCGTTAGTTAGATCATTCGTATTAAAGTAATATAATTGCTTACCTCCGTATTTGTAGAATGTGACAAGATCCTTCATCATTTCTGACATAGGAACTTTATTGTCTTCGTATTGAGCTGGGTTATAACTTGTATTTACAGATATACCCTGGTCAACATACTTTTGAATGATTGCCATGATCTTTAAGTAACCTTCGGGTCCTTGCTGATCCCATAGCAAATCGTATTTGTTTTTAAGATTGTGTATTTGTGGTACAACCTGTGCCATTACTCCGTCCTTCGATTGCTTGTATGATACAAGTGCACGAGGTGGTTCTACACCATTTGTAGCATTACCAATCTGGGCAGATGTTTCAGCTGGCATAATAGCCATTAATGTACTATTACGTATACCAGATTTTTGTAACTGTTTTCTTAATGATTGCCATGGCATTCTTTCTTTGTGCTTGACTAGTTCGTCAACCTCTTTTTTATATGTGTCTATTGGCAAGATACCATGTCCGTATTTACTCTCTAAGACCTTATAGCAAGTTCCCTTCTCTTTTGCAAGATCTGCACTTGCCTTAATAAGATAATATGACCATGCTTCTGCATATTCATCAACTGTAGAAAGAGCTTCATCATTATATTTTAAACCTCTCTTTGCTAAGAAATATGCAAGGTTAATAATACCTACACCTAACGGTCTTCTATTCATTGTTGATCTTTGTGCTGCGACAATAGGATAGTTTTGATAATCAAGTAAAGCATCAAGAGAACGTACAGCTAACTCACAATACTTCTCGAAGTCCTTCGGATCATTAATTAATCCCCAGTTAATTGCAGATAATGTACATAAACTAATCTCACCTTTGTTTGCATCATCGTATGATTCTAAACCATGTGAAGGTAAATCAATTTCACAACACAAATTCGACTGGTGTATCGGGGCCTGCTTCTCGATGAATGCACCATGTGTATTTGCATGATCTACATTTTGTAAATAGATTCGTCCTGTCTCTTTACGTTCTGTCAAGAATTGAGAGAATACTTCAAGAGCTGGTAAAGATTTCTTACGAATCTTACGGGATCTCTCATACTTTTCATATAACTCTTGGAATAATTCTTGATCCTCAAAGAAGGCATCATATAATCCAGGTACATCATCAGGTGAGAAGAAAGTAATGTTCCCACCAGTTAATAATCTCTCATACATAAGCTTATTAAATTGGAAGGCATAATCCATGTTACGTACACGAGTCTCTTCTGTACCACGGTTATTCTTTAATACAACAAGATCTTCAAACTCATAATGCCACACTGGCAAATAAACTGTTGCTGCACCACCTCTTACTCCACCTTGTGAACAAGACTTGACACTTGCTTGAAACAATTTAAGGAATGGTATAAGACCAGTATGTACAACCGAACCATCACCAATATGAGAACCTACGGCTCTGATCTTACCAGCATTAATACCTAAGCCAGCTTTCTTTGAAATATATTTAACGATTGATGTTGATGTTGCATTGATAGAGTCGAGAGAATCATTTGATTCTAATACAACACACGAGCTGAATTGTCTTGTTGGAGTTCTCACACCAGCCATAATAGGTGTTGGTAATGAGATATAAAATTGTGATATAGCATTATAAAATTCTCTTACAAATTTCATACGTCTTCCATTATACCTACCGAATAATGTCATAGCAATCATAATATAAAGCACTTGAGGTGTTTCATATATTGTGCCATCCGTTCGATTCTGTACAAGATACTTTGACCTCATCTGCTCCATACCGGCATATGTAAAGTCATCATCACGTGAATGATCTATTATATGGTCATTAATATAATCTATTTCAGCTTCAGAATACATGTTTAATATGTCAGGATCATAGACTCCAGCATCAATATTATGTTCAATAATATCTTTGAGTGGCCATGGATCCTTGTCACCATAAACAATTTTCTTGAGTTTGTAATTAATTAATCTTGCTGCAACAGTTTGATAGTTAGGTGTAGCTTCAGTAATAAGCTCCGATGTTGATTTGATTAAGAGATCATGGATAGATGTCGAACGCATCTTCTCATATATTTGAACGTTAGCTCTCATCTCTATTTCAGAGACTGATACACCAACTAAGTCTTGACAAGCCCATTCAAGCACTCGGTGAATCTTGTCAATGTTAAATGGCTCAGTTTCACCACTGCGCTTGGTTACGTTAATAGACGTCATGTCACTCCAATTAAATAAATATATTATATCACACTAAGTGTGAAAGTACATACTTATAATATATTGTTTACTGATAAATAAATGTTTTCTTGTGTTTTATATATAGGAACACCAGCAAAATGCCCAACTGGTTCTATATGATCTAAATTCACAATTGTTCCCTTTTTGCTTTCTTGCAAATCATGATTTAGTATGTGTTGGCCTTCACGAAGTTCTTTAAAACCTTCATTTAAGTCAATTGAAGTATCATGGCCTAAATCCTCAAGCACCTTGAGGATATCTTCTTCTGCCATATCAGTTTCTTCTTTTAATAAAAAGAGTGCTGCGGCATAAGAAGCAATTTGAGATTTTCCGAATGGTACTTTCTCTAAGATTCTTTTTAGATTAAAAACTAATCTATCAAAAGTTGTATAAGCTTTCTTTTGTGCTGATGTTTGATCTGCTATTTTAACTAATAGCTTTCCTTTAGCGTCAATTACACCTTCCTTAAAGGCATCAGTCTTATTCCACTTTGTTGTAAGAAGACGAATAAATTTATACGTAATGAATAAATCTACTGCGCTTTCTTTTAAATACTGACTCATAACTTCCTTAATACGTCTATAATTGTTGAGTCTAACGGAACTTCAACATACTCATCTTCTGGTAAATAATTTAAATATACCAAGAAGGTTTTTACAATACTTTGTAGGGTTTGATGTGTCTTTGACATTAAGATCTCAGCACATATAGATGGCCCTAGCACATTACCTAATATAATAATATGGTTTAATATTAATCGTTCTTTCAAATCATCGTCACGATAATACCTATTGACTAATCTGTTAATATATTTAAACCGAGACATATCTTCCTTAAAATCATCATCGGTACTCCACTTATCTTTTTGATAATGCTTCGCAGCATATAACTCGAAGTTATTCTTAGTCAATTCCATAATATATATTTATTAAGTTTTTACTTACTTATTGCTTTCTTTAACTGGTTCCACAGTGTGTTTTTATTCATACGTCTGTCTAATTCTATACCGTGCTTGCGGCCTTCGGCCTCCATCTCAGCTTTAGTGGATTTTTCAGTTACCGTAAGTTCTGGACTAGCGCTACTGGTAGCCGAAGCGCCAGTCGCTGGTAAGTCCGAGCTTGTACCATTCCATGAGTCAACTTCTTCTTGAGTGAATTCAACACCCAATAAAATTTCCCCGTTTGGTCCTTTGAAACCGTCTAAATGTGCTACAGTTCCTTCAGGGTACATATCTTTTG